TTCCAGCATGCCATCCACAAGTGTGGCTTGAGATACCTGTTGTTTTATGTCCTAATCTACTTACAGAACTCTTACCACCTTTTATTTCAGCTCTATACTGTGCCATTTTGTTATCCTTTCTATTTGTTTATTATTCTTCTGTGTGAAATTCTTCAATTAAGCGTCTACCAGACGTGGTTGCACTTGATAAAAACACTCCAAGCCTTTTGTTGCTGTGGTAGAAACCATCTTTAAAGTATTTATCAAAATGAGCCATTGCCTTGCCTATCACTATACTCATTTCCTCATTAGAGCTCAAGTCAAATTTCCCTGAATAATCTTCCCATCCATTTTTCCATTTGTCTGGCTCATTACCACCATGTAAAGCTGGATTATGTCCTTCAGGTAATATCCTTATTTCAACCGACTGTTTATTTATATGGGTATTTAGAGTTGTTTTTACTCTACTTAGCTCTTTCCTTATGTTTGCTATATCTGTTTCAAGCATGTCTAGTCTGCTACTAAGTGTTCCAGACCCCTTACATATACCACACCTAGCAGAGCCATACCCACCTTTAGGTGGTTCTCCATTTTTTGTTTTAGGCTTACCTGTCCCATCACATTGATTACATTCAGCATACAGATGTTTTGTAATTATCTGCAATTCTCTTTCAAGATCATTTATTGTTGTCTTATTTTTTTCTTCTGTTTTTTTATCAACTAGTTTCATTTTTATTTCCTTTCTATTCGTTTATTGTTTTATCATCTATATCATAATGACTGATGACAAACTCAATAGCCTCAATCCAGCCTTTATTAATGAGTCGTCCTCTGTCTTCTATCATGTGATATTGCTGATATTTCTTTTCATTCTCCATACAGTGAAGGAGAACATTTTTTATGTTAGCCATTATTTTTCCTTTTTTTTATATCCCATCCATGCTCTCGCAGTTTTGCTATTCCACCTCTTGTAAGTGATTGTATTGTATTTTTCTTCCAGTTAAGGCTTACAAGTACAAGTTCACCTTTTGGTGTTCCAATATAAACTATAGCCATTTAATACTCCCAAGGTAGATTGTCTTCTGTACTTTCCTTTTTCATTGTAACAGAGAAAGGGGTACTCTCACACACAATCCATCCATTTTCTTTTAAGTGCTCTGCCCTATTTATACCTTTAAGAGTTTCAAGACTACAGTGTTCGTATTTTATCTGCATATTAATACTCCCAAGGTAGATTATCTTCTGGATTCATTCTTTCACCTGCATACATTGGATCATGGTATTCATCTTTCTTAAATGGATACCTATCAGCCTCACCGCTGTTGAAACAATCATCACAATATATGCCTGTAAATATGCCATAAGCATCTCTTCTTGCCCACCAATGCTGATCTATTGGTCTTACCATTTCTACCTCAGCTTCACAGCCTCTACAATATGTCATTTCCATCGTTTTCCTCCCAGTATTTATTTAGTTGTTTAATACATTCTTTCTGTATTTTCTTTTCTTTCTTGGTTAATACTCGTACACTACCGAGTTTACCTGTACCAGTGTTATCTATTGGTAATGGTTCTTGCTTATTCATATTCTTCAATCCTTTCTGTTGGTGTATGTTTTAGTATTGCCTGTTCTAACCTTTTTCTATTTTGTGGGTCAAGTGAAGCCATCCACTGTATAGGTTTTGTTTGCATCATATGGAACTTACCTGCTAAATATCCATTACTATCATAGTCACTTTTTGTATGTCCATATATCTGCTCAGCAAACTCATAACCATCTGTATCTACAAACCATCTTATTATTTGTTCTATTGTCATATCTCCAGCCCCCCTTCCATTCTATCCATACAGCTATTACACTTGTCATATGAAGGTAATAGTTTCACCTTTTCATCACATATAGAACACACCTTCCACACAGAACGTGCTTGTACGCTATGGTAAAACTCTCTTACCTCTTCTTCGTCTGTGTCATGCCAACTTCCAAAGTTGTCATCATAATATTCTTCGTTCATGCTATTCCCTTTCTGGTTGTTGTGCTGCTTTTATAACATCAGAGATGAAATCAAGAACCCTTTCTCTACTACCCCTGATATTAAATTCTTTTTTAATTGTAACCCATGCTGTTGATTTTCCTTTAAACATATATATATCCTTCATTTCCAGTTCAAGTGCTTTACGAAGTACCAGCAAACGATACAATTCTATTTGCTTTGGAGTATCAGCTATTATCATGCGTTAAGCTCCTTCCACAGTTCACTTGCTTTAACAGGCTCAAAGAACTTATCACGTTCTATGCCAAGTCCAAGTGGTAACTGTATACTTTGTAGTTCTCTCATACTGAATGAACCCATCTCTACAGCATAACCATCAACTATACCCCAGCAATAATCTCCATCTTTGTCCATATTCATCAGAAACCATCTCCAACTGCCCATAGGATCAAAGAACTTGGCTACAACCATCTGTTCCATATCAGAACCTTTGTCAAACTGCTCTGTTGCTTTTTCTTTTATTTCTTTAGTCATTAGTTTCATTTGCTTTTCCTTTCTGTTTAAGAATTTTATTACAAAGTTTATAGCAGTTAAATTTACTTTTAGTAATTGATTTTTTATACTTACCAAGTGTTGCTGAATCAGCCTTTATCCAGGCAACTTTTCTGTTTTCTAAATCAACAAGTGCAAGTAAATGCACTCCTAAATCTTTATATGCTACGAATTTTCCAGACGACCTATGAGCTACAGTAAATGTTAAAGTGCTATTATCTTGCGACCTTGAATATTCAGCTGCTTTAACCTGAACTTTCAACATTTTATTTCCAAACTCAAGTACACAGTCATATACTGCTTCTTCAGATGTGAGATAGCAAGAAAATCCACTCATATTGGCATCAGCACAAGTTAAATGCTCCCCTGCCCTACCTTTTAGTTTAGCTTCTGCTATCATTGCCTTTCCCTTCTGTTTGTTGTTTAGTGAATACTGCGTGCTCTTTACATTTACCACACAGACCATAGTAGTTTCCATCCTCTGCCATCCTTATACCATGTGCACAACCAAGTGCAAAGTATGGATTTGCTCCACAACAGTTACTTTCCATCATTGATCTCTGTTAGCATTGTTGTTCTTAGTCTCTCTATAAAGATAACCAGTTCAAACTGATTACCCTTAATTGTATTGTCCATTACAGATTCATAAGCATTTTGATATTCTTCCTTGCTATGAAACTCTGCAAACATATAGTTCTTATTGTCTCTGACCTTCTTGTAACTACTCATTGTATTCCCTTTCTGTTATTAAATTTATAGCAGGTGATGTATCTGCAATCTTACATCGGGATCTAAAGTCGCACCATGGTCGTCAGCTACTGAACCACTCCATCGTAATTCTACGGATTCATGGATTAGGCTGGTTCACTTACCCTTTTACCTGCTAATCTTTTATTAAACTTGTGTGCAAGGGCAGGGGGAAAAAAAGAAAAACCTGCCCTTACACTTTGGTATAACACACATTACATGAGGCTGTGTGCATCTTCCTCCGTATCACTCAGAGGTTAAGCCAATGGTATTGTCCTAACTACCTCTGTTGCGGTCATTGGTGTCCATATACTTTCATGAAAGCTGATACTAAATACAGATCGTATTGTATCAAGTATTTCAGTATGTTCTTTTTCAAGGTCTTCTACATGATACCAATGGTCATTTACAGATGGATCATCTTCTATGTGGCAACACATTAACAATGCTGTACCTATTTCTGCATATTCACTTATCCATCCATCACCTACATCTTCTGTATTTACATCTTCAAACCATACACCATAATAGTGTGCTGTTTTGCTATCAGGTATTATCACCTTTTCCAATTCCTTCCAATTATCTGGAAGCATTCTATCTTTCTTTGTTATTGGTGAACTTGGCATTTAATCTCCTTTCGTCTTATATCCATACTGTGCTAACCTTGCAGGTAATACTACACTTACATCACAATAATGACAACATTGCCCAATTGCAACAGGCTCGGCATTACATCCACCTTCCCATCCAAATAGATCAGTTGTTATGTCTTGTTTGCATATTACACACTTCATTATACAGCCTCCTTTCCATAAATAAGCTCTGTTGCTAAATCTCTATCCATGCCACCATCATATAATCTATCCCAACAACAATCTTTGGCTACATCCTGTATTGTACTATCAGACATATCTTCATCTATCCAATCCCATATTGAATTAGTGTCTGGAAGACAATCCCAACTAACACCTATTTGCCTAAGTATTCTGTTGCATTCACCTTTTACTTTATTATATACTACCTGTTCTTTGCTCATTACTTTTCCTTTCCTTTATGTTATTAATTACTCATAAGTTTTGGGTACAAAAAACCCTCTCCGAATTGCTCCAGAGAGGGTGTCCTGATGTTAGTTACTTGGTGTTATTTACTTGTAAAGTCATTAGACTTAGTATTCCAAGTGGTAGTCTTGCCACCTATTTTTACATATTCACAAACAAAGTGTTGTATACCTTGCAAGTAAATTTGCGGATCGGCTACTTTGACGGCATTAGCAAGTACAACTTTGTTATCACCATTTTTCAATTCCACTTTGTCATTAATTGGAATCAATAGGCGGTATCCTTGCATATCTTT